ATTTGAGAAGTGCTGGACAAGTAACGATTGTTCGTGTTCTCAACACAGGTGGATATTCCGCCGACTTTGTTCAAGTAATGATGAGTGGTAGTGGAGTGGCATCGTCAAGTGGCTTTGTACTTGCACCATCTCGTGGTGGTTCGAATGGAACAGTAAGATTGGACAAATGTTCAGTTACTCAAGGTTCAGCAGGAAGTTGGTCATCATTTACTTTATCAGTAAGTGGTAGTAACTTTGGAGCTAAAGGAGTAACGAATCGTGATTACACCGTATCATTCAACACCTCAAGTGCAGACTTCTTTGAAAATGTGTTCTCGAAAGATGCACAAGTTCAAAAGTCAGGTTTAAATACCGTACCTGTTTACTTGTACAAATCATTTAAACATTATGCTAGTAATTTTGGTAGTAAAGGTACAGCCTCTACTGCTTCATTAGTTAGTGGTTCACATTCAAGCGTTGATTTTACAAACTCAAGTTTCAATCACGCGTCAACACCATCCATACAATCACAGATGATTAATGGTTCGAGATATAATCTTTTCAAGGTTAACACTCGTTCTCATGGTAGTGATGTTAATAATAAATTGAAAATCGTGATTCAAGCAGTCAAGAAAGCTGGTACAATAGCTGGTAGTGATTATGGTTCATTTTCACTTCAAGTTAGGCAGACCGGTTTGAATGACAAAGGTTTGACTACTGATAATGTATTAGAACAATTCGACAATCTAAACTTCAATCCTGAAGACGCAAATTACTTTGCAAGAAGAATTGGTGATAGATTCGTAACAATTGATGCAGATGGTAAATTAACCTACAATGGTGATTGGGATAATCGTTCCAAGCACATCTATGTAAGTGATTTTACTGAAATAGCAAACGGAGCTATACCAAAAGTATTGGTTCCAATGGGTCACGCCGCAATCACTAACCCAACACCTGGTGGTAATGCAATACCAACTTGGAGTTTTAAGGATTCTCAGTTGAACTCCAACGGAGCACCAGATGTGAATGTATTGTATGGTCATGATTACGCTAACGCTGACGCTAATGAATACTTATCACCATTACCAAATAACGCAGGAGCTGGTCTTCATGTAACAATGAGTCTTGAGGATTTTAACGGAACTGATTCCATCAAACCTTCAAGTGAAACCTTCTCGAACGCATCTGAGAAAGTTACTTTGGTACTATCTCATATAGACCAAAGAAAATTCGTTGTACCATTTCAAGGTGGTTACGATGGAGATAATCCAGCTAATCCTAAATTGAGTGGGGCCGACATAGTCGCAACAAACACACAAGGATTTGATATATCTTCAACATCTGCAACTGGATACACAGCATATAAGAAAGGTATTAACGCAATCAGTAATCCTGATGAATTCGATATCAATATGTTGGTCGTACCTGGTGTGATTCATAACCTACACTCAAGTATAACAAATCACGCTATCGGTAAGGCCGAGGACAGAGGTGATACTTTTGTTATCTTGGATTGTGTTAAGTATGGAGCAAGTATTTCAGATGCAACTTCAGCTATTGAAGCACTTGATAGTAATTACGCAGCTACTTATTATCCTTGGGTAAAAATAAGGGATAGAAACACCAACCTACCTGTATGGGTTCCACCATCAGTAGTATTGGCAGGTACTATCGCATTTACCGATAGGGTAGCTCATGAGTGGTTCGCACCTGCTGGATTGAATCGTGGTGGATTGACAACCGTAACAGAAGCTCAAACTCGATTGACACACGCCGAAAGAGATGAGTTGTATGAAGCAAGGATTAATCCAATCGCATCATTTCCTGGACAAGGTGTATGTGTATGGGGACAGAAAACCTTACAAGGTCGTCCATCAGCACTTGACCGAGTCAATGTAAGAAGACTATTAATCAGATTGAAGAAGTTCATCGCATCATCTTCAAGGTTCTTAGTATTCGAACAAAACACATCTGCTACAAGAAACAGATTCCTCAATATTGTGAATCCATTCTTGGAGTCAGTTCAAGCTAATAGTGGTTTATCCGCATTTAGAGTTGTCATGGATGACACCAACAACACACCTGATGTCATAGACAGAAATCAGTTGGTTGGTCAGATATTCATTCAACCTACAAGAACAGCTGAATTTATTGTGTTGGACTTCGTTGTCTTACCAACTGGAGCAGCTTTCCCAAGTTAATAGGGAATACAGATATAGAAAACCCCACTTTATCGTGGGGTTTTTTATTGCCCATTTATATTTATTATTGATAGAAATAAAAAACTTCTAAAAAACTTCTAAGACACTATTTTGATGTTTTTTTAGAAATGTGATATTTATATAAGAATAGACATTCTTAATTTAGGAGAAATGAAATGCCAGACTTATTAGATCCGTCAGAAATAATGTTCACACCGTTTGAACCAAAGACGAAGAACAGATACATCATGTACATTGAGGGTATCCCTTCCTATTTGATTAAAACGGCGAACAGACCAACCATAGCTTTCGAGACCATCGAACTCGACCACATAAATGTGAAGAGATACATAAAAGGTAAGGGAGCTTGGGAAGAATTAGAAATAACACTTTACGACCCAGTTGTTCCAAGTGGAGCACAAGCAGTAATGGAATGGGTGAGATTATCACACGAATCCGTAACTGGTAGAGATGGGTACTCAGATTTTTACAAGAAAGATGTAACCTTTAATGTGTTAGGACCTGTGGGAGACAAGGTAGAGGAATGGACTCTTAAGGGTTCCTACATATCCAACGCAACATTTGGTGATTTAGATTGGGCTAACGCTACAGACCCAGTTGATATCACATTAACACTTAGATACGATTACGCAATACTACAATTCTAATCACTCTAAGGAGTAAATTTATAATAGGTCTGGCAACTTGTTATATTAAAAAAGTGAGGTTTTAATCACAAACAAACTAATCAGTTTAATTAGGAGAAAATAATGGCTGAAGAGAAACGGAAGTTTCCATCAGAGGTCGTTGATTTGCCTTCGAAGGGTTTATTGTATCCGAAAGACCACCCACTTTCAAGTGGTCAAATCGAAATCAAGTACATGACAGCCAAAGAAGAGGATATCTTGACCTCTCGTAATCTTATTCAAAAGGGAGTAGTCTTGGATAAGTTGATGGAAAGTGTTATAATACAAGAAGGTGTAACACTCGATGATTTACTATTGGGTGATAAGAATGCCATAATGATAGCTACTCGTATATTGGGTTATGGTAAGGACTACTCGGTTGAAATGGTAGACCCATCTACTGGAGACAAACAGAAGGAAACTTTTGATTTGACTCAACTCGAAGATAAGGAACTTGATGAAAAATTATACAAGAAAGGTCAAAATTCATTCGATTTTGAACTACCAAATTCAAAAGTTACACTTACTGTTAAATTACTAACACATAAAGACGAAAAAGAAATAGAAGAAGAGTTAAAGGCTCTTAAAAAATTCACGAAACTAAGTGGGGTAACTAACGAAGTCACAACGAGGTTGAAAAAGGCAATCACGGCTGTTGATGGAGATAGTTCCATAAAAAGAATCAATGAATTCGTTGATTATGAACTTTTGTCTCGTGACTCATTTGAATTGAGAGATTATCTGAGAAAAATCACACCAGATGTTGATATGAGATTCACTTTCATAAGTGATGCAACAGGTGAAGAAACTCAGATGGATATCCCATTAAATGTTGAGTTTTTTTGGCCTGCGGGAGGAAGATAAGCCCGCTATACACGACCAAATCTTCTCCCTTTGCTTTCATGGAAAGGGTGGTTTCAATCATACAGAAGTCTACAACATGCCAACCTATCTGCGCCATTTTTACATCAAGAAGGCCCAACAATACTACGAAAAAGAGAAGGAACAGATTGATAAGGCAAACAAAAAACCATCAGGTATTTCTCGACCTGGTATCTCAAGAGGTGGTTAATTTTTCTCAACTTTGATATTTATTATTGAGTTATACCATTCAATATAATCGATTTAAATCAAACCTTAAGGAGAAGATGATGTCCTCATCTAAAAAATCATTAACAGAAAAACAGGCACTTGTCGAAGGTTTCTTAGACAGAATCGTTGGTGCCGTTTTCAATAGAACTGATAAAAAGGCAAGAAGAGTTCTTGATACACTTACTCAAAAAGATACAGCTATCGACAAAGCCAATAAAGAACTTGAGAGAGCAAACATAAAACTTCGAAAGGCCGTTCAAAAAAGAATGAAAACCATCAAAAAAAGTGACAAAGCAGACGCAAAATTAGCAGCAGTTTTAGGTAAACACGGCTTTTAAAAAAATATAAACCATGGCCGAAGATATCAAACTATTACGAGAACGGCAACAAATTGAAAAGGAAATTGCCGCACTTCGACAGAAAGGAAAGAATCTTACCGATGAAGAGTTGGCGGCATTTTCCAAACTCGAAGCAAGAAAGAAATCCTTACTTAAGGCTGAATCATTAGCCCTTAAAGAACAACAAAAAAATCAATCCCAAGCATATTCATTACAAAGTAAATTATCCTCTCTACAAGATGAGATAGGACAACGAGTCAAACGGAATGGTCGTTTTGTGTTTGAGCTTGCACATGGTTTCAGAATAGCTCAATCCAACATGGCACCCATGATTGGTCAAGGTGTAAATCTCAAGAATAGTTTAGGTGATGTGGGTAATTTAATGGATACTTTGGGAACGAGTATTCAGAAATCCTCGGCATATCTCGAAGGAACCGATGATAATATCAACAAAGTACTTCAATCACTCGAAGAGGCTGAACAACAGAGACAGATAGACATAAATGTCGATGATAGTCTTTTAGAAGAATTACAAAAAAATGCGGAAGGATACTTCACCGCAAAATCAGGTATTGATTACAAGGTTGACCCAGCTGTTAAGAAAGACGCTCAAGAACGATTAAAATCAATTGAGATGTCAAATCAAGCTGGTGATGCATTCATAAAAATACAAGATAGGATGAATGAAGCTACTGAAAGATTGGGTAGTTCTATGGGAGATGTTGCAGGACTTCAGTCAAGTAATATAGGTTTGGCCAAGGAAATGGCCATGAACTATGACAAGGTAGGTACGGAAGGATTTAGTAGCAGTTTGGATAAAGCTGAAGAACTGGCAGAACAAACAAAACGACAGGCAAAACTTGTTCAAAAAGAAGTTCTACCTGATATGAAAAAGAAAATAAAATTCATGGAAAAGGAGATGTCTATATTACCTGCCGAAAGTAAGGAAAGAGAAATACTTGCGGCTGCGATGGCAAAACTTAAAGCTGATACGAAAGATTTAGTTGAATCATCTAAAGAAGCTGTAGCTACTGCAGAAAGAAATGTGGCACAAGCCGACCAGATGAGAATAGCAAATAAGGCAGTAGCACAAGGAGCTGAACTCATATTAGGACCCTTTCAAAAGTTAAACTCCTTATTAGAGAGTGCACCTGGCGGAAAGTACTTCACAGCCTTATTCGATACCGAAGGTAAGATGAAGGCATTCACCGATACCGTACAGAAGAACTTATTAGGTGCCGTAACACCCGACCAAGCATACTTTGATGAAACTGCTAATAGATTCAGAGATTTATCTTCGGGTGAATTTTTAGCTGCAGATGATGAAAAGGTTTTGACCATAACTAAAAAAGTTCAAAGAGATGAAGATGGTAAAATAGTAAAGGATGAGGATGGAGTTGTACAGTTTGAAAAGGATGAAAGCGGTAATGAAATTGTCGATACATCACGACAACTGGCAAATATTATGCAAGGAGCAAAAGCTCAAGTAATGGGTTTTATGACGGTGATGCCACAGATTGTAATTTCACTCAAACTTGCCGCAAAAGCCGCCTTCGGATTCGCAAAGGCAATATTAGCGAACCCAATTGGAGCCATGGTCGCAATCGTGGCACTCATAGGGGTTGGATTATTCAAGGCCTTTTCATATGCCGAAGGAATGAGAAAGGAATTTGGAACAACGAGAGAGGATGCCTTCGAATTACAGAGGGCTGTAGATACCACGGCTATGAACTTCAAGATGATGGGTGTGAGTGCGGAAGATGTCAAGACACTAGCACAAGGTATAGCCGATAACATGGGTGGAGTCAGAAATGTTACTGAAGAAAATTTAAATCAAATGGCAAACCTTGTCGGTACATTTGGAATGAGTGCAGAAAAATTGGCACCTACCATTACCGCTATGAAAGCCATAGGAGCCGGTTCGAATGAAGCGGCAGCCGCACAATTAGAACAGATTGGTAATATGGCTCAATTGGAAGGTGTGGCACCAGCAAAGGTATTCGAAGATATGACCGCCGATATGGAAACATTTTCTAAATTCGGTAAGGAAGGTGGAGCAAATCTAGCCAAGGCAGCCATCACCGCAAGAAAGCTTGGTATAAATATGTCAGCCATCGCAAGTTCATCTGATGCACTATTGGACTTCGAATCATCAATCCAAGACCAAATGGAAGCTCAAATGCTGACTGGTAGGATGATTAATACCGATAAAGCCAGAGAGTTAGCACTAGCAGGTGATTTAGATGGACAGGCAAGGGAGATAGCGAAACAAGTCGGAAGTCAAGCTGAATTTGACAAGATGAATGTCGTTCAAAGACAGGCCATGGCAAAGGCTTTCGGTTTGAGTGTTGCGGATTTGGCCAGTATGGTGGCTAATCAAGAGGAATTAAACTCATTAACCGATGCAGAAAGGGCACAAAGGGAAGCATCACAGAAAAGAAGTGAGAAAGTAAACGAGGGTATGAAATCGATGGGTGCTGAATTAGGTGCACTATTCAACTCGGCGATGGAACCATTAAAACAACTCATGATTGCCTTAGGACCTACATTGGGGGTTTTACTTAAGGCCGTAGGTGTATTATTGAAACTTGCATTTGCTCCATTAAAACCAATTTTCGCCATATTAAATTTCGCTATAATAAAACCAATTGGATTTCTCGTTGGTTTGATTGGTTCACTTGTCGATGGTATGTTTGCCGTTCAAGATGGTGTAAAAGGTGTTGCAGGTTTCGTGGGTGGTGGATTGGTATCGGCATTCGGTGCAATCAAACCAATTTTAGGATTTATAGCTGGAATGATAGGTACGGTTATAATGGCACCAATCAATTTAGTCTTGAAGATGGTAAATTTCATAAAACAAAATTTCATGACGATAGCAAAAGTTGTTGGGGCACTATTATTCCCACAGATAGCTATGGTGGTTGGTTTGGTAAAACTCATAATGAGTAATTTTGATTCCATCAAGAATACCGTGTTAGCTATAGGTGGATTCATAGTTAGACTTTTAGTAAGTCCATTCGTCAATCTTTTCAACATGATTAAAATGATAGGAACGGCGTTATTCGATTTCTTCATGTCACCTATTAGGATGGTCAAGGATGCAATCATGGGTATATTACCAAATTGGGCATTAAGTTTATTAGGATTTGGAGATGAAGGTGGAGAGGCAGCAAGTGTCAATCCTGAAAGTTCCATGAATGGGGCACCGAAATCATCCGAAATTAGTGGAACAAGAACGGCAACGAGTTACACAGTACAAAGAGGTCAAGTAACGGATTTCTCTTCCGTGACCACAAGATTGGATAAACTCAACAACACAAGTAGAGAAAATGTAGATGCTTCCAAACAAGGAGCAAATCAAACACGAAGATTAAACAGCAGTATAGCAACTGGATAGTAAATGGCACTCAAGGATTTATTAACAGATTTATCAAACTTCAAGTACACCGATTATGG